ATCAATGACTCGTGTCACTGGTTATAACTCAATTTCACTATAAGGAGCGTATAACATGGCACTCGGTCTAAATAAAATTTTATTGGCAAACACCAATACCAACACTCCAGGCGCTTATCCGCAAACAGTGGTGATTTCTGCAATTGGTACGGGCAATACAACTGCGATGAACGCTGGCACATTAATTGCTCAGTATGTTCCCGCTGGTTTGTATATCATGCCTGTAAATACTACTGCAAACGTTGCTATTGAAGTGAATAGTGGAACCAACAACAACAACTGGTCAACTTATGTTGCTGCTAACTCTGGCGGTACAATTATTTCTGATGGCTATAACGTGCGTGCAAACGCAACGGTTACAAACCAGTCATTAACTTTGTATACGGTCAACGGCGGTCAAGCAGTAAACCAAACCTTTGTAAGTTAAGGAGTAAATCATGGCAAACGCTGATTCAGTTGCACAGTTTACGCTTGACTCGTTTAGTAACGGTCGTCTTGCGGTGGTTCGTGCAACATCATTAAATACTGGCGGTAACGCAGTTATTACTTTGCCATTATTAAGTGGCGGATTAACCAACGGTGGTGCAACGGCTAATTCTGGGGGAGTAATTGTTCGCAGAGTAACTATTCAAAACCCAAGTGGTAGCGTTTCTTCTGCTAACGTGTCTATTTCTGCCACCAACAACAATGCCAACGTAGTATTTGGCAATACTGTGTTGTCAACACTTACGGGTGTTGGTACATGGCAAGACATTACACCGTCTGCGCCTTACACAACAAACGTGGTATCGGGTGTGGTGACGCAAGCATTATATGTAAACATTAACACCCCATCTGGAAACGCTAATACCGTTGACATTTGCGTGTATGGTGACGTAGTAAGTTTTTAATTTTTGAAGGGGATAAGATGTCAACTGTATTTGTAACGAATAACACGGACTATGAGGTTTGCGATGGATACGATGGTAAATTTTATGATTTTCCAAAAAATGAAACTGTTGAAGTTCCTATTGAAATTGCTATTCATGTTTTTGGTTATGACCAAGAAGACAAAAAACCATATTTGACTCGTTTAGGTTGGGTAAAAAGTGGCGCTGATTACAAAGAGGGTTTTAAATCCTTAGCGCTTGTTGATATTCAGCTTGAACGACCAAAAAAGAACCAATCGTTATCCCCGTTGGTGGAGAGAGTACCCTTGCCTGACTCACATCAAGCGAGGGGAAAAATCCTTAAAGCAGTTTAAACTATGAATAAAACATGGCAACCTTACAGAGCTATCTCACCGATGTTCAACGATTGTTGCACGATGCCAACCTTAATTTCTATACTCAACAACAGTTAACTGACTATATTAATTCGGCTAGGGAGCGTGTGGTTCGTGACACAGGGTGTTTACGACAAATTGCAGTAACACAAGTCCCTACAATTCAAGGTGGCACCCCTACGGCTTGGGTTGCCAATACGGCGGTCACTGCTGGACAATATGTCTTTAGCAATATTTTTATTTATCAATATAAAACAAGCGGAACCAGTGGATCGACTGCGCCACCTTATCCCGCATCGGGCGCTAATAATTATAGTAATTATCCGCCGACTACTGCGTTTGCGGATGGTACTGCCACACTGTTGTATGTAGGCAACTGTGAAATTATTACTTACGAGAATATTTCATCTATTTTGGCAACCATGCCGTTGTCTATTTCGTCTGGTAATACCGTGCTTGATGTTCTTAATATTAATCTGTATTGGGGTAATACACGGGTGCCTCTCGACTATGCACAGTGGTCTGAATTTAATGCCAAGATGCGTTTCTGGCAAAACTACATTGGCAGACCTTTAGTCTTTAGTATTTACAGTGAAAACAGAATTTACATAGGTCCAATACCAGATCAAAGCTATCAAATTGAAATAGATTGCGTGGTGTTACCTAATGCCATGAGTTTATCTACGGCAACAGTAGCCGATGTTATTAATGATCCTTATTCGGGGGCGGTAAAATTTTATGCTGCTTACTTAGCCAAGTATTATGAACAATCTTTTGGTGAAGCGGAAATTTATAAACAAGAATATACAACGCAAGTCAGATCAATTTTAAATTCAGTTTTCACCAGGCGGATACCATCGGTTTATGGCACAGGATTTTAAATGGCAAGCGCAGAACAGAAAAAATCTTACAAGGTGGTTAAGGAATTTAAGAGTCTTAACACTAAAGCCAACCGTACATCAATTGGAGATGACGAGTTTAGTTGGCTAGAAAATGTTCAGCCTGTAGGTTATGCCAACTTAAAAATCATTCCGACTGTATCTAATGCCATCAACGCAACAGGCAACATTGTTACTTTCAGTAGTACGGTTACTACCTTTGCTTCTGTCAATTTAGGGCAAAACGATTACATTGTTGGTTTTGAAAACAATGGTGGCGCACAATTTTACAATGTTCAGACTTTAGCAACAGGCAATGTGTCGGCTGCGGGTACATTTTCCAACTCTGGAATCAATTACTCACAATACAACAATGATCGGATGTTGATTCTTGACCCGAGCAAAGGTTTGTTTAGTTGGGATGGAAATAATACCGTTTCAATTGGCTCGATTGGCACAATTGCTTTAACTTCTGCGGGCAATGCTTATACTTCGGCACCCACAGTCACTATTTCTGCACCAGATCAAGTGGGAGGCACCCAAGCCAACGCAGTTGCAACTATTTTGAACGGAAATGTCAGTACCATCACGTTATTGACGGGTGGAACAGGCTATACCAATGGTGCAAACGTTGTGGTGACGTTTTCGGGTGGCGGTGGCTCTGGTGCGTCAGCGATTGCGGGTATTACTACCTTTGCCACAGGCACATTGTCTTTTGCAGTAGTCAGCGGTGGTTCGGGTTATACCAATACGGCAAATACGACTATTTCATTTACAGGCGGTGGTGGTACGGGTGCAGTGGCTAAAGCCATAGTGCAAGGTAATGCAATCACCCAAGTTATTATGACCAACAACGGCACAGGCTATACTAACGCCGCCAACATTATTGTGACAATTACGGGAACTGGTGGCAATACTGCCGTGTTACAACCTATTGTGTCAAACAATCAAAACGTAGGCGTAGCGACTTTTAGTGGTCGGGTGTGGGTAGCACAAGGAAGAACTGTTTATTACTCAGCAGCGGGTTTTTATAGCGATTTTACGAGTGTTTCTGCGGGTGCGTTGACATTAACCGACTCCACATTGCATGGAAACATTGTGCAACTCTTGGCAGCCAATAATTTCTTGTACATTTTTGGTGATGATTCGATTAACGTGTTCTCGGATGTGAGGGTATTGACGGGTGGAGTTACTATTTTTACTAACACCAACGTATCGGCATCCGTAGGAACAAAACGACCTTACGCTATTTTTCCTTATTTTAGATCCGTTTTGTTTATGAATGATTACGGAGTTTATGCGCTGGTGGGATCAACAACCTCTAAATTATCAGATAGTTTAGATGGAATGATTCCAAACATTGATTTTAATAGTCCGATTTATGCGGGTCAAGTTTTATTAAATAACATTTTGTGTGCTGCGTTTAATTTTAGATATTATGATGCGGTGTTTTCTCAAAGTTATCGGTATATTCAAGCGGTGTTTTTTGAGAAAAAATGGTTTATTACTTCGCAAAACGACAATTTATCGTACATTACTACAGTTCCAGTATCGGGTAAAATTAGTTTATTTGGTTCAGACGGAACAACTCTTTATCGACTTTACAACGACAACACCAATAACATTTCTTCAATTGTGCAGACTGCTTTATTGCCAATGGAAGATAATATTCGTACTAAACAAGCCTTAAAGATTGGTATTGAAGGAACAAATACCAACTCAGCTGCCAATTTAAATGTCACTGTTGATAGTGAGGCGGGAACAAGTCCAATTACTTTGTTAACAAGTTTAGTTGGTTGGCAAAATAATGCGAGTCAATTAATTTCTTGGTCTAATGCTTCGGGAACAATTATTGGCTGGACAACAACAGGGTATTCTTTATTCAAATCTGACGCAAAACAGTATGGTAAATATCTTGGAATGACAATACAATCTAGTAGTACACCAGGCTTTGTTTATAACGGTTTTGAATTTGAACATGAATTAAGAACGAGGTTTTAATGCCAGTACCATATACATTCGCTACCGCTTCTACGACAATACCACTGTCGCAGTTAGACGCAAACTTTCAAACACCAATTACGATTGGTCAAACCAATGCAAATCTTGGTCAAGTAGTCACAACCATATTCGGGTTAACCCTAGCTAACGTCAATATTACAAGTGGTAATGTAACCATTTCTAATATTACTGTGACCAATGTCACAACGGGAAATGCGGTAATAACTGGTGGAACAATTAGCAATACTACGCTGACTAATGTCACCATTACCAGTTTAGCAACACCATTACCAAACAATTTTTTATCAAATTCTAGCGTTACTATTGGCAACACATCAGTTGCTTTAGGTTCGACAATTGGCAACATTGGTAATTTGACGTTGACCAATACAACTATTTCTAGTGTTGCAACAACATTCCCCAATAATTTTTTAAGCAATAACTCGCTCACTATTGGTAACACCACGATTGCTCTTGGTAGCACAACCGCCAACATTGGTAATGTGACATTTGCAAACGTCATTGTTCAAAGTGGAAACGTGGCTGCCGCTATTCCAACCACCACTATTGGTAATACAGTTGTTATTTTTGGTGGAACAATTGCTAATATTGGTAATGTTACTTTTGCAAACGCAACAATTCAATCTGGTAATGTTGCGTCAGCAATACCAACAACAACCATAGGAAACACAGTTGTTATTTTTGGTGGAACAGTTAGCGCATTAGGTAATATTGCTTTAAACAATGTCACGGTCAATAGCGTATCAACCGCAATCACCGCTGCACAGGGTGGAACAGGATTAGTAACTTTACCAGCCAATAATGTGTTGGTTGGTAATGGCACAGGGTCAGTAGTTTCTATTGCGCCTGGCAGTATTAATAACGTATTAACCTCGAATGGTACGGCTTGGATTAGCGCTGCGGCTGGCGCATTAGCGGGCAACGTCACCTACGGTAATACAACCGTAAATCTTGGTGGTTCTGCTGGAACAATTGGCAATTTAACTTTAACAAATGCTAACGTATTTACTGGAATAATTGGACCAACCGTAACGGCAACAACGCAAGCGTCAACAGACAATTCCGCAAACGTAGCCACAACTTCATTTGTAAAAACTGCGGTTTCTGGTTCTTTACCTGGAATATTAGGTCAAACTTTTACGAGTAGTGGAACATTTACCATTCCAGCGGGAGTGACTGCTTTAAAAATTACTGTGGTAGGTGGGGGTGGTGGTAGTGCAGGTGCATCAAACGGGTGTGGTAATGATATAGGT